TTAGTGAAACTAATTGCCAACGTAATCACCACACAATGCAATAAAATTGATAATATCGTCAACTGTATGAGGAACATTTGCCAAAGTACCTAAAATTGTACTATCTCGATTAGAATACCAATGCGATATAAGCATCTTATCGCAAAGTTGGTAGACTTTATCATCAGTAATAGGACCATAGACAGGTAATCCGGTGTTTTCATCTATCTTAGTTTTTGCCCTTGTTTTCCCGGTTTTACCGTTAATATAAGACTCAGCCGCTGTTATAAGCGATTGAATGAAATCATCTTCACTTGTAATATCCTCAATACGCAAATACTTTTTTACTTCATCCACCGTCATAACAGTCACATCCTTTTAAAGAAAAGAGGCCGGTTTTTAAGCCGTCCTCTTTATGGATTATTTTATCAGCCAGCCGCTGCCTTTAGCAAAGCAAAGGCTTTTGTGGTAACAACATCACCATCAATGATTGCATATCCCATGTAATCAGTGGTCCTGGGCTTTACATGATCTTCTTGGTACATAGTCATGTTCTCATTGACGTTAACCGCGTATCCCTTGGCGACATTACCAAGCAGAAATTCACCCGCAGAAACCCCGTCCTCTTCTTTTACCAATACACCTAAAATACGGCCTACACCGCCACTAGTGGGATCGGTAACAAACATAGGCCTACCGTCATTATCTTTAATCTTGGCTAATTTACCCCAAATATCAACATTTTTGGCGTAAATTGAGCTTCCATTAAGATAACCGCTTTTGATTCTTGCAAACCAATCTACCAAATCATCGTAAGTCGGACCAGTCGAAACAACATAGGTTTCAATTTGCGGAGTATTCGTCTCGGCTCTAAGAGTAACGGCAATACCTTTCATTTGCGCTTTAAAGGTATCGCCAGTTCCGGGTTTACCTTTTCCTTCGATGGCAGCTTTTGCAATGGCATTACCCATTTTTTCGGAAATTTTATTGACGATATAGGTTAGGAATGCGTCAATAGACATTTTTTTCATTTTCCAACTTACTGTAATCGCTTTTGCAAGCTCACAGCCTGTAAGATTCAGTTCACCGAATGCGGTATCATCGCTTTCGACTTCCGTTTCCTCATCGTACCAATCGGCATCATCGCCGGACGCCGTTTCCTTGATAATGGTAAGATCACCAGGCACAAAAGTAAAAGCACCCTGCCCTAAATCTCCTAAAATCGGGTGGGCTTCTCCGATTTCCTTCCAGATTTGATCCCTAACGGTTTCGGGAATCAAAATAGCATGATTTGCTGCTGTTTGTGTAACACTGGCGTTTGACTTACGGAATTCTGCATTAACCTTATCAACTAAGGTCTGTTCTTCAGTAGTCAACTTCTGCCCCATCATAGTTTTTGCAAAAGCGATCCGATATTGCTCCTGCTCATTAGTTACTTGCGGGGCTAATGTAGCGACCTGGCCCGATGAAGTAGTACCGGAAGGTTGAACACCCAAATTAGTAACATCCGTTACCACCGCATTACCTTTCAAAGCGTTCATATTGGCTTGAGCTTTTGCAATCTCATCAAACTGATTATCGAGATCCTTAATCTCTTGTTCTTTGGCTCTGTATTCATCAAGTTTACCTTCGTTTAAGAAGGCCTGCGCTTCAGCCAAGAGCGCATTACGTTTTTCTAAATATTGCTCTTTTGTCATTGGATTGCTCCTCCTTTTAATTTTAAAAAATTAAGCCTGGCTTGAAGCAGGCCTTTATCTTCACCGCTAAGCGGTTTAGAACCTAATTTCCCATCCTTGATTAATGGCTGCAATAAATTCCGTAACTTATTAATTATTTCGGGAGTGAACATTGCACCGGAATTAAAACTTGCGGCCAGTCTATTACCTTCATCAAACATAATCTCATCTGCAAAACCGAGTTCCTTAGCTTGCTGAGCATTTAACCAAGTCCCTTGATTTGCTGATCCTCCGGCGTTCATAAGTTCAAGAATTTTATCTTGAGGTAAACCGGTTTTAAGCTGATAGGCATTGGCGATAGAAATATTATAATTCTTTAAAACTTCGGCCTCATGCTCAAATACACGATTATCTCCGTATAACGGCCCCTCTGAAACATTATGAATCATGATTTGAGCAGTGGGCGAAATCATAATCTTATTTGCCGCCATAGCAATAATACTAGCTGCACTAGCCGCAATCCCTACGATTTTAGCCTCGACATTCCCTTTATACCCTTTGATAGCCGTGTAAATCTCAGAACCGGAATAAACATCACCACCAGGACTATTGATTTCAATTTCAAGATCCTCCGGTGTAGTCAACGAATCAATCACCTTGGTTATATCACTTGGACTTGTAGAATCAATTTCGAATAAATCATAAATCCATTTATAATCATTCGGGATAATTACCCCATTGATGCGTATTTTTGCCATTATTACCGCCTCCCTTAAGCCGCTAAGAGCTTGATGGTTTCTAAAATTTCTTTATCGTTTTCGCCGCCAAGCTTATTTATTAAGCTCGATATTTGATTAACTACTGCGGTATCAAGTCGCCTAATTGGTTTATCGCCGCCCTCAATTGGCCCCATATTCAAAACAAGACGCCATTCATTTGGCGTCATTGCTCCCCGGTCAACCATTTGCATTAAATTTAATTTCGTCTGCATACTAGCGTATTGTAAACAGTTAGCCTCGAAGATTATCTTGTTGCCAAAGCCACGTTCACGAATAGAGAATATCTTCCGGGTAAATTCATTTGATAATTGGATTGAAACCGGCTCGATAACCGCCTCAAAATAGGCATTCCATTCATCTTCAGTAAACTTCGATTGAACAATTTTTTCATTTGTATTGAAGGAATTATAAATTCGTTGAGTGGTTCGGTCCACTAATTGGGCATTAGGAACATAATCCTTTGGCTCGACTTGGATTACCTCAGCTTTACTATCCACCCCTGCAGCCCCAACCGATTGCGTGTTATCATCGATGTTAACTTTCATGAAATTGTCAACAAAATCTTTGGTCTGCTTTTTTATATCCTCTGGCCGGAGGGAAGTATTAAATTTCAATAACCACTTAATAATAGCGCTGTTTTTTATGGCCTTAACAATGCCCTGGTCAGTGGTTACAACCACTTCCATCAATTGTGCCAAAGCTGGACCCGGAGACGTACCGAAAATGTCATTTTCGTTATAATCCTGTCGTAAATGAATAACATCGGTATAAGCGAAGGTTGAGGTTTTACCGTTTCTCATTGTAAATTTGAGATACAACAAACCGGCTTTGTCATATATTGCCTCAACGCCAACAGCAGGGATCGGATAAATCTCCATTGCATACCCGTTATTATCTCGATTGACAAGAGCGAAAGCATTATTATTAAGCGCCAATTGGGTGGCAAGTTTTTCTTGTAACATTTGCCCAGTCATATAAGGATTAGGCTCCGCTAAAAGCATTTTAACGTATATGTCCGGGTTAATTTTCAATCCGTCTGAAGTTTCGCGGATTTGCTTTGCCAATAACTTACCGATTGCTTTATAGAATGGCCGGATACAACTCCGAATAACATCAGATTTATATAAATCGCCATTCCAAGAATAAAACCCATTACCCAAATCGGTAATAAGTTCATATCTAACGACAGACGGATTTCGGTTAAAAAATGTTTTGACTCTGCTTAATAAGTCCACCATATCACCGCCTAAATAATGTTTAAGTATTCATCATAACAACGCTCTAATTCCACATAAGCATCTAACAAACTGGCGGTACCATCTATACGCCGCCTTGGGTTACTGGTTTTAATTGGCTGAATATTGTCATTTTTATCAATATCAACCGCGGTATTAGATAAACACCATTTTAAAATGGGATTGTTGTTATAAACAATCCTTTTACTTTCAAGGTCCGCTTTTAAAGATTTCATTGGGCCGGAAAGAGTTTTCTTCCCTTGAATAACCGGCTCCCATGATTCTTTACCAAAGATTTGCTTCATGTCCTTAACCCAGTAATCAGCAGACCAACCATCATGACCGCCCTTGAAAATGTAGATATCTAATTCCTGTTGAACTTCAACAAACCATTGAGTTACGTAGTCTTTGTCAACTTTATTACCCGGAGTAGTTCGCAGTAATCCCATGTCCCGCCAAGTCGAATAAGGAATTTTATCATCCTTTTCGCGAGTATCCAGTAAATCTTCAGGTAACCAATACATCTGCAAAACATAGATATGACTATCGCCAGGGACCATAAATAAAACCGTCCCACAAGTGAGATCGGTTGTTTCGGAAAGGTCAGCCCCGCCGATGCCGTAACGAGGTTTGCTAATTAACCTAACAACAATACTCTGTTCTTTAACCTCTAATGTTTTTAAATCAAATGTAGCCTCATTATTCAGCTGTTCAAATGTTAACCAAGCCTCCGAAGTGGTTTCCGGAATATTAAAATCCTTTGTTAATAGGTTTTTTACTAACAAAGGATTTCGTTTTGCTTTATTAACTTTATCCCGGAGCTGATCAAGGCTTTTAATCGTTCCCAAACCTGGATTAGCCTTTTGCCAACATTCCGGGTCAGTCCATTCGTTTCGGTTATCAAGTTCATAGATTATCGGGAGAAGCCGTTCATTCTTATAGCCATTCGGATCTCCATAACCATTAATAACCTGTTTTGCTTCGTCATACTTAATATCATAAATACCTTCGCGGACGGTTCCAGCTGTAGAAGTTATAAAAATAAGCGGCTCTTCGCGCGCTGTTGTACCGTCAACTATAACATCATAAAGCTCTTTACCCTTCCATGCGTGGATTTCGTCAAGTGTTGCCCCGTGAACGTTCAAACCGTCTAAGGTTTCACTGTCAGCCCCGAGCGGTTTAAAGAACGAATCGTTAAAATCGGCTACCATTTCCGCCACGAGAGGTTTAATTCTCTTTAGCAGAATCGGCGACTTCTTAACCATCCGTTTGGCTTCTTGCCAAATAATTTTAGCCTGGTCTTTTTTTGTTGCGCAGGCGTAGACTTCAGCGCCGGGCTCGCCATCACCAATCTGTAAATACAAACCAATCGCAGCGGCAAGAGTGGATTTTCCATTCTTACGAGCCACAATCAACATTACTTCTTGATACTTTCTAGTACCATCTATCTTACTAACGATACCGAAAGCAGCCGCGATAAGGGCCTTTTCCCAAAGCTCTAATATAAAAGGCTTGCCGCCGAGTTTACCCTTTGAGTGTTTACAATATCGCTCAATAAACTCTATCGCATGGCAAGCCTTGTTATGATTGTATTCCCATTCACTATTCGGATCATAGATAATCCTGACAAGCTCATTATAGACCTTGAATATTTTAA